ATACGCCGGGGTCGGCTTCCCCGATGATAAGGCTTTGCCGGTAATAAGTAACCAGCGCATGAATGACCATTTGCACACTGCCGCCGAAGTCGCCGGCCTTGACGAGCCTATTAGGGTGGTGTCCTATGTTGGCAATTTGCGCCAGGAGGTGGTCGTGCCAAAGTATGAAGTTATAACTACTCATGCCGGGCGTCGTACCTTCGTAGTTAATGCGCTTCGTCTGGGCATCCCTGCCGCCGTGGTTATGGAATGGACCGGGCACAGCGATTATAAAGCTATGAAGCCTTATATAAAAATAGTTGACGACGTGAAGGCCGAAAACATGGAGCGCTTTAATAACTTTGAAGATCCTAAAAATCGGGTACCCGAAAAAGTACCCGAAAAACACAAAAATAATAAATAATGGTCGTTTCAATTTATTACACTAATTACGCCTATGCTCAGCGGTTTAAGTGCTAAAGTGTCAAACTCTAAAACGGCCTAAAATTAGGGTCCGAGAGCCTCTCTCTCCGCATTTAATGCTGTTAATCAGCTATTTAGAAAATAAGTACCCGCAAAAGTACCCGATTAGGCGCTTTTGCGGGTGCTTTTTACTTCTTACTATTGCGGTAAATAGTGAAGGCGGTGTAGGTGCAAACTGCCAAAATTAGAAGGGCTAAAATTAGGGAGCTGTAGTCTCGCTTGGTTGTCGTCTTGGCTTCCTCTTTAGCCTGCTCCTTTGTTTTAATATTGGCGTCTGCCTGGGTGTCTTCCTTCTTTTTGTTCCGGATTTCCTGCTTGGTCGTGGCGTCCTTAGTCGTGGCGCCGGCGGCGGTTATTGTAACGGTTCCCCGGGTGATTGAAGTTGGCCGGCTGCTAACGTTGGGGGGCTTGCCCTGCTCATGTGTCGCGGTGTCGGCTGCCTCAACTATCGCGGCGTCGCCGAAGTCCCAGCGGGTAAAGTCAATTACTACGTTATAGTCGGCCCATGCTTGCTCGCTCAGCGCCGTGTCGGTCGTCGTGGCTGCCGTCTCTGTTGTGGCGGTCGCCTGGCTTACGGTCGCTTCGGTCGTGGCTTGGGTCTGCTCCTTCGTGGCCTTTTTGGTTGTTGAACATGCGGCCAGGGCGAAGGTAAGAAAGATTATTAGCAAAAGTCGGGCGGCTGCTCTCATGGGTTCTGGTCGTTAAAGTTTACGGTTTTGGCGGGGATGGTGTTGTGGACGAGCGCCCCGAAGCGAATGTAATTTAGGCGGCGCATCCAGCCAGCTCTAAATTTCCCTTGCGAAGGTACGCGCTTAATAAAGTCTTCGATGTAGCGTATGCGGGCGCGCATAATGTGGTCGAAGAGGGCGCGGGGTTCCTGGGCGTTAAGGGCGGCTAAGGTCTTAGGGCCTACTACGCCGTCTACTTTTACGCCGATGAGCTGTTGTACTCCGGTGATGCCGTTCTTTCCGCTGGCCCATACCCAGTCTACTACTAAGTTAGCTATAGACTGGCTTTTAATCTGGTCGGCCTTCCACCGGTTCCAAAAGTGCGGGCGCATGACGCGGTTAACGGCATCGGCCTCCGTAATTAGCTTAAGGTCGTCTACGTCGATGTCTCCGTCTCCGTCCTTGTCGTAGCCTACGGCCTTCCATGTCGAAATAGTGACGCCGCGGTTAGTTGCTCCGCCGCGGTCGTCCTTGACGTTTGCGTAGCCTCCTTCCCATGATAGAATGAAGGGGGCTAATATCTCTAACTTTGCCATGTTAGTCTACGTATTGGGGTAAAATGTATTGAATATTGTTAGCGGCGTTCTGCAGTATGCTGCGCGCGCTGCTTTGGTCGATAGTCGCGCCGTGGGTAAACTCGCAAAAAATTGAGCCTACCCAGTCGTGTTGGTTGTCGCTGAGCGTCATAATTATTACCTTGTCCGTCCCGCAGGAAGATAACAAAGATTTGGCGTAGCGGTCTTCTACCTGGCCGTCTATATCTGTTATATACATATATAGATTCTTGGCTAAGCTGCTGCAAAATTTAGCCAGGTCGCACATCTTAAGGTTCTGGATCCTGGGCTTCATGCTCTCTACGCCTTTACGCTTACTCTCGAAGTAGATGCTTATCATGCTTTCGTTTCCGAGTGGGTGCGGTTGCACTATGTAAACGCGGTCGGCCTTAAGCTCGTGAAGTATCTCCCAGAGCTCTCCGTGGACTATCGCCGAGTTATCGCTGCGCCGCTTGTTCCTCTCGTCTGCCTCCTTCTTCATCTGCTCTACCTTTAAGTCGGTGAGCTTGTTCCGGGTATATTGGTTATAAGTGAAAAAAGCGGCGATAATAGCTCCTATGGCGCTGATAATTGCGGCTATATCCATGTGTCGTTAGTTTGTGGCGCCGGCGGCGGCTAAGTCTGCTTTTACGTTAACTTTAATCTCCTGGACGCGGCGAAGGTAGGCGCTATAACGTTCTTTGGCTGCTTCGGCCTCGGCGTCTACCAGTAGGCCTATGTTTGCCGCGTTATATTCGTTTACCAGCTCAAACTCGGCCGTTTCGTCTAAGTCTTCGCGGATGACGGCCTTAACCAGGACCGCTTGCGTGGGGTTGCCCCATACTTTTACGGTGTCGTAGTCGTAGGTCGTGCGCTCGTTGCCGTCTTCGTCGGTTTCGGTTCTCTGGGTGATGTTGAAGTTATAATAATAGGCTCCGTTACCCAGGTTTTGAATGATGGCGGGCCTATCGTTTGAATTTGATTTCATACGTTGAAGTCGAATTAAGTTTTGTAATAAAATTCTTGCTATCGCTGTGCTTGCACCATCCCCACCATGACGCGCAGCGCTGTAAGTAGTCGGCCTTACTAATAGGCTTCTTAGCTTTGCGCATGCCTGCTACGGCGCGGGCGAAGTGCTTTTTAATACCTTTGCGGAGCCGTGTTTCCTCCAGGTAAAAAACGTAGCCCAGGAAGTCTACGCCGCGGCCGTGTTTATCGCGGTGGTTCCTGGCGATTGGAAAAATTTGCTTATTGGGTTTAACCGTGAGCTTTAGCTCTCGGTCTAAGTAGTCTTCTATCTCGGCTAATAGCTTGCGCAGCTCCTGCTTGCTGGGGCCGTAGATGGTTATGTCGTCGGCGTAGACTACTAAGTATTTAACGCCCTTCTCTTGCTTAAGCCAAATAATAAACTTCGCAAAATATAGAAGGGCCAAAAATATAGAGGGGTGGTTGCCGATTGGGATTCCTTGCTCGGTGCTGTCTATAAGGTCGTCTATTAATGCTAATAGGCGCTTGTCTTTAATCTTCCATCTAACGAGCGCTTTTAGTGCGTCGTGGTCGATGCTGGGGTAAAATTTTTTAATGTCAATCTTTAAACAATACCGGCAGCCCTCCGGGTCTTTACGAAGGAAGTATTTAACGCGGTCGGCGGCCGCTTGTATGCCTCGCCCCGGTAGTCCGCAGTATGTATCGCGGTTAAATAGTGGGACCCATATAGGCGCTATAACGTTCATAATAGCGTGGTGTACTATACGGTCGGGGTAGTATGGAAGGCGGTAAATTAGGCGTTCCTTCGGTTCGTGTATCGTGAAGGTGTTATAAGACGATGGTTTGTAAGTTCCGGCCTTTAACATCTCGTGTAGCTCTTGGATGTGTTCCTCTCGGTTTTTGTCGTGTAGTCTCACTCCGTAGGAGCGCAGCTTCCCCTTGCGGGCTATCTCGTCCGCCAGGCGTAGGTTATCTATGCTAATAACCTTGTCGTATAAATTGCCGTGTCGCTTCATATTGGTGAGCTTTGCTGATTCCCGGGGGCGGTTCGGGTTACTCCTACTATGTCCCCTTTAATTGGGTAAATATTTTTTGCCTTGTTATCGGCATGGCCTCTGCCCTTTGGTTTGTATTTTGTAGGCTTAGCCGGTTGGGGCTTCGCCTGGTTGTCAGTAATTCCGAGAGCCGATGTTCGTATTCGCATTCGTGGGGACGTTATTCGTATTCGCATACGCGAGCCCGGCATTCGTGCCGTTATTCGCATTCCCGCCGAAGAGGACGCCCCGGGGCAGACAGCCGAATATATTTTTACTCGATCCAGTAGCGTGTGCCGCTGGCGCGCATGGTCGCCTTACGTGGGAAGGCGTTCCGCTCGGCTATCTGGTCTAAAGTGTATTTAATCTCGCGTGAATTAGTAAAAAACTTCCTGGCGTCGGCCATCTTGTCGTCCTTGTTGAATTTGACTAAAACTAAATAGCGCTCGTCGCCGAATTTGGTTTTTATCCCTTTAATCATG